TTGTAAACTATTACCGTAATTAGTTACCGCCGCGCTATTATAAGATACACCCAACGCCTGAACATATACAGTGGTTCCTGAGGTCAGATAAAAAACGGTGTCTACATTTCCTCTAAAATTATATCCTGCAGGAATATTACCACCGCCATATGTATATCCATTCATCTGACCGCCTTGATAAGATTGTCCGCTACTTGTCATTAATCTAGTGAGAGCGGCCATCAAATAACTATAATAAACCCCAGTTGCTGCGTTTATTTGATAATATCCGGTTATAGGAATTGTATAATAATTTCCACCGGAATTCCAACCTGAATGAGTATCTTCAAAAACCGTATTGAAAGGAATAGTCGTATAAGTTCCAGAAGAAATCGACGTTGATGACGTGTAATATACAGATAATACAGGTATATTACTATTCAATATAGCCGCACTGGTTTGAGTAGTACTATCTGGAAACGTTATACCTGAATTGTTAATTGACGTTGACATAATTAAATCCTAAAAACGTACTTGGTGAATATCTAAAATTGCGGCGGCTATTTGAAAATTATAATTTGTTACACAACAACAACAACCAGAATACGAAACATTTCCGTAACCCATTACATATACACCTATCTTATCACCGGAATTAAAATGAAGAATCGAAGTTCCTCTTGTGCGATAAGATTGTGGGGCAAAAGAATAAGGTTGAAAATAATTTTCTGAAAAAACAGGTGTTCCATTGACTCCTATCGCTGAACCAAAAATATAAACACCACTTGTTACTGCGTTAACACCAACCAAATAAGAAACACAGTAGTAACCAGATTGAGGAACTGTAAACACATGATTTGTTGCGTCGAAAGAACTTGAATTATCATAAGACCCAGCATTAATTGGAACTAACACCCAACTACCAGGATAAGTTGTAATAGTTGGATTCGTTGTAATATATGCTCTACAAACAACATGTGGAGTGTATCCGGAAGAAGCTTGTGTTGATCCGTCTGGAAATGTTACTCCTGTGTTTGTTAAAATAGTTGACATATATTAACCTTAATTAACTAAATGACCAGATAAAAAAGAACTTTGAACCGCGATGCCCGAACCCAAAGTAAACACATTTCCTTGCGCGTAAAGAGTCAAAATTTGACCAGAATTCAAATATAATAATATAGAAGCAGATTGACCTATAAATCCCATACCATAATTTCCTGAATTCATGTAATATACACCATCATCTTCTACATTAGTTCCGTTAACTCTTAAATTCATATCATAATATGTCATGCCGTATATAGAAGATACGATATAGTAATAACCATGTAATGAAGCGCCGTAATTGATTCTATAATATCCATTTATAGGAATAGTGTATTGATAATTTGTTGTGTCCACACCACCATGACTATCAAAATTGTTTTTATTCAAAATCATTTTTGTCTGAGTCGCGTTACTAATAGCGTAATCGCTTCCACTATATTGCATATTAAAAACTGGTATGTTACTGCTTATTCTAGTAAGTTGTGAAGAACCAGTGGTTTGTGTCGTACTATCAGGGAAAACTATTCCAGAACTATTCAAAATTGTTGACATTACTAACCTCTATTTTTCAATTCTTCAATTTGTCTCTGTTGATCTTTGATCGCTTCAATTAATAAAGGTATGATTTTTTCATACTGAACCGTCTTATAGTTTTCACCAGATCTAGAAACAAGTTTTCCATCAACATAGTCGGTGTCGAATGGCGCCGGTCTAATGATTTGTGGCAACACGGCTTCAATTTCTTGGGCGATAACTCCAACCTGTTCGCTGTCATCCGTATAACCGTAACTAGCTGCGATTTCGTTGCTTCTGTAAGTTACACCGGATATACTCATTATCTTATCGATGGGATTGCTTATAGGAACAATGTCAGTCTTCAATCTCTTATCAGAATAATAAGCTGTTATCTGATTAGTCGCTCTGATTTCACCAGTAGTTCCTGAAGCGGCTGTTCCGACACCAAGAGAATTTACTTGTATATTGCTCGTGCTACTTATGCCATTCGACCAATATACTGAAGAACCATTAGAAGTTAAAGTTTGTCCCGCGACGCCGTAACCACCATTAGCATATATTCCAGAGGTTGTGTTTAATATCACAGAACCGGTAAAACGAGCACTTCCACTAACATCTAACAAATAGGCCGGAGAACTCGTGCCGATACCCATATTACCATTAGATACGTGATAAGCGGCAGTGCCGATAGTAAACGTATTAGTAACGGATTGATTTGCGTATACAGAAGAATTTGATCCACCAGATATATTAATCGACCAAGTACCTGAAGCGCCTGTACCAGTTAACGTAGGAGCATAACTATTATAATTTGAAGTAGTAAGAGCTAAACTACCATTGACATATAAATTGGTTCCATTTAATTGGTAATTACTTCCATCATAATAAATATATCTAGTTCCACTATTATTTAAAAATAAAACACCAGTCGTCGGCGCGACCGAACGGTAAATATATACGTCGCCAGTGAATGTGGCGCCAGATAAAGCAGCGTAGTTGTTTAAATTTGCTTGTAATTGAGTATTAGATACAACATTAGCGGAGGATACAGAGCCAACATAAGAAGTGTTATTAGATGTTAACGTAGCTACATTTGAAGCCAATCCAGCGGTCGTTTGATAATTATTCAAATTTGCGCTTAATTGACTTGTGTTTACATAAGAAGAATAACTGATACCGCCTAGATAATTAGAGTTATTTGCAGTTAATAAAGCAACATTAGAAACCAAACCGCCGTTTGTTTGATAATACGAAGCTGGTTGACCATTGAAATATGTAGAATTATTTGAAGAAAGAATAGCGACGTTTGAAGAAAGTCCAGCCAAAGTTTGATAATTAGAAAGATTTGATTGTAGTTGATTATTAGAAACTACGTTCGCAGCAGATACAGAACCAACGTAAGAAGTGTTGTTAGAAGTTAATGACAATACGTTTGCTGCTAATCCAGCGGTCGTTTGATAATATGAAACGGATTGACCGTTGAAATATGTAGAGTTATTTGCAGTTAGTGTTGCAACGTTTGCTGCTAATCCAGCGTTTGTTTGATAATTAGAAAGATTTGATTGTAGTTGATTATTAGAAACTACGTTCGCAGCAGATACAGAACCAACGTAAGAAGTGTTGTTAGACGTTAGAGTAGCAACATTAGCAGCCAAACCACCATTTGTTTGATAATAAGACGATGGTTGGCCATTAAGATACGTAGAGTTATTGGCAGATAATGTTGCAACGTTTGAAGATAATCCGGCGGTAGTTTGATAACTGGAAGCTATGGTTCCGCCTAGATAAGATGAGTTGTTAGAAGTTCCCGTAAAATTTGTAGAATTAACAGAAACATTAACGGAAGAATTACCAACAGAAATTACAGATCCGTTAGCAAAAATACCGTTAGATGTAGAATTTATGTTATTAAAATAAATTCCTGTGGAATTAGCGGCAAACGATGTATTTGCCACAATACCATTTTTAGCTACGAATACTGTATCTGTCATAGATTCCCTTTCCTCTTATGACGTTTATTCTTATTTATATATTATTCTGTTATAGCGGCAAGTTGTTCGTCGGTTGGTTTAGGATACGTTTGATTCTCCCATTTTTCGATATAATCGCCTCTTTCATCTGCATCATTTCGCAAAGATATTGTTCCCGTATTCGGATAAAAATCTCCGGAAGTTAGTTGTGGATAAATTTTCATTATCTTATCATACAAAGTCATTTTATGCCCCCCTGACCATCGCGCCTTGGAAATATGTTAAATTGACACCGGTAGACAAACTGATTGATGAACCATTATATTGAAAACAATAAAGCTCAACATAATCTGTAGTACCATTTAGATAGACAATCGCTGAACCTTCTATACCATAAACAGATGAATATGTTTGAGTAAGTCTTTTATATTCCACACCATTTTTAAATATAGAAGCAAAAGTGATTGAAGTTGCTAACGTCGTGAAATTAATACCCGCACTAATTTGATAATAACCAGCAACGGTTGGGGTAAATCTATAATTCGTAGTTGCATCAAAACAAGAATTGGTATCCCATTCTTTTGATTGTAGTTGAACTTTTGTTGATACGCCACTTGAAATAGATTGTGATGAAGATTGATAAGCAGAAAAAGAAGGTCCATTAACTGCTTGGTTTCCAGCTATAGATATATTACCTGATACATTTAAGTTGCCATTAAAATAACCACCGCCGCCCAAAGCAGCAAATTGTCCATTTGCATAAAATGCATAATAAACATCTGTTCCACCTGTACCAGCACGTATAGTTGCTGAACCGCCACCAGAATCATATAGATATTGATCGCCACTCGCGCTAAAAAACAATCCTTGGATTCTACCTGACCCGTTAACGTCTAATTTATACGCTGGCGTTGATGTACCAATACCCATATTACCATTAGATACGTGATATGCAGCAGTACCAACAGTAAATGTATTTGTTATTGACTGATTTGCATAAGTAGATGAATTTGCAGCTAATGTTGCTACGTTGGCTGATAACCCAGCGGTAGTTTGATAATTGCTTAAATTAGATTGTAATTGTGCGTTGGAAACAACATTAGCAGCGGTGACAGAGCCAACATAAGAAGTATTATTAGCCGTACCGTTAATAGTGCTACTAAATGTAATTGTATTCGTAAATGTTTGTGTGTTTGTCCATGTGTACTGAGCAGCAACGTTTACTGAACCACCGCCACCACCAGAAACTGTCGACCAATAAACAGTGCTACCATTAGAAGTAAGAACTTGGTTGGCTGTGCCAAAAGATCCGTTAGCAGAAATACCAGCAGTTGTTGAAATTATAAGATTTGCGCTGAATGTTGTGACACCAGTTCTTGTGTAAGCACCAGAAGTATTAACATATGATGCGGCTGCTACTCCACCAAGATATGATGCATTATTTGAAGATAATGTCGCAACGTTAGCAGATAATCCTGCTGTGGTTTGGTAGTTTGCTAAGTTGGCAGTCAACTGCGCATTCGAAACTACGTTAGCTGCAGATACAGTTCCTACGAAAGATGTATTGTTAGCTGTACCTGTAAAAGCAGTCGAGTTAATAGTAGCATTAACAGAAGCATTACCAACAACAACACTATTGGCAGCCAATGTGATATTGTTACCGACAGCATCAACTGTCAGTAGTTGTCCAAGATCGCCTAATTGATATGCCTGTGTCATTTTCTACCTTTTATTATTATTTATGATGCTACGCAAATGTTACAGTGCTGCCAGTTTGGTTACCGCCGCCTCCGCTCGCTTCGCCTATCCAACGATCGGCTGTATAAATGTCTGCACTGGCAACATTTGCCATTGCAAAAGAAGTACCGCGTTGCCAAACTTGAAATCCGCCATCGATGAGACGATTACGGTATGTTACACCACTACCAGCACCACCAGCAAGAACAGCAAGATCATTAGTTATTGTCATTTGTTATGCCTTTATTGTACTGATGCAAGTTGTTGTTCCGTGGGTTGAGCAAGAGTAGGATGATTCCAAGATTTTATATAATCACCCTCACCATCGTTTTGTAAAACAATGGTTCCCGTACCAAAAGCAAAATCTGCCATTGTTAATGTTGGATAAAGTTTGATTATTTTTTCATAAAGAGACATATTAAGCACCTCTCATCATGCAACCTTGAAAATACTGCACGATTGGCCAATCGCCAGATATCCCATCAGTATTTTGAGAAGATCCACTTCCTTGATATGTATAAAGTTGAACATAATCACCAGTTCCATTTAAATAAAACATAGCAGCTACGCTTGTGCCAGCCGATGTTCCAGTAATCAATGAACCTCTTTTTTGATATGCTCCGCCATTTTTCGAAAGCTGCACAAGAATATCTGTAATACTAGCTCCATATTGAATTGCGCCAGTAAACATATAATATCCAGCGACATTAGGGCAAAAAGCATAGGCTGGAACAGATAAGCCATTAAGTGTTACTGTTGAACCTGTATTATTATAACAAGTGTTTGTGTCGTATTCTTTTACTTGGTTTGCGACAAGTGTAAATGTTGAATTTGATATGGTTTGTTGTGCATTTGGATAACAACTAAATGCAGGTCCATTACCAGCGCCCCAATAAACTGCAGAACCATTAGATGTTAATACCTGTCCATTAGAACCAACGGAACCATTGGCGCTAATTGCATTTGTGGTAATACTATTTAAACCAATAGTTGTATTGCCGACAACGACAGTATTAGAAACATAAGAAACAGCCGTTTGATAACCATAAACATCGATAATATAGTTGTTAGAAGGTGTAACAGCGAATCCAACGTTAGCTCCAGAAGTTATAAACACGTTTGTTCCAGGTATTTGTTTAACGCCATTAAGATAAACCTGAATACCATTTGGAATATAACCACCAGTGATAGCAAAAGAGTTTGCCGAACCATTAGCAGTAATTTGTTGATTTACGACTGTACTTACGCCAGTAGTTGTTAATGCTGATGTACCAACAACTTCGATAACAGCATTATTGGGAGGATTAGATCCAAGGATTGTAAAAGTAGAACCACTTGCTGTATTAACATCTGTACCATTAACAAGCTTAACGCCATTGAGATATACGTCAAGATTATTGGCGTAGTAACCACCAGTTACAGTGAATGTGTTTACCGAACCATTGGCTGTATAGATTTGACGAGCAGGTAATGCGCTACCACCTCCGCCACCAGAAACTGTTGACCAATAAACTGTAGATCCGTTTGATGTTAATACTTGGTTAGCTGTACCTAGCGAATTATTTGCTACAATCGCTTTTACAGTTAAATTGCCAGTCACGTTATGATTAACTGTATTAGCGCCAACTGTAATAAGATTCGTTCCGTCAGATGTATAAAGAATCTGATCGGTCATATTCAGAGCAAATTCACCGGCGTTGATGTATTGACTATTAGACGAACTGGTAGTGTTAGGCGTTCTTCCAGAAGTGCTGGTGCGCTTTACCTGAAAAATATTATTGGCCAATCTTGGCGCTCCTATTCAATCGGTATATACCGAGGATTAAAACGAAGAAGTATCTACTTCCGGTTTCTTTTTCTTATTTAGTTTTTCTAACTGTGCTTTTAATTCATTGTTTTCGTCAGTTAAAGACTTAACGACTCTTTGTGCTAATTCTAATTGAGTCTGAAGGAGGATTTCTGATTTTAAAAAATCCCCCAATCTATTTGACATTTTTTCAATATATGTATTGACTAATTCTTGTTCCATAGGTATAATCACTTTGTGGTTATGATGATATTAGAAAATTCCGCCGTCAAGAGTTCCGTAAGCTGGTAAGTTGTTAGTAATCTGTAACACTTGACCATTGGCCGCTGAACCGGGTACTGATAATCTACTTAAAGCTGAAGGAGATGAAATAGCTGCGTAAAGCAAATCACCAGCAGCATAAGAAGAACCAAGTAATCCAGTACCACCGTACGTAGCTGCCAATGCAGTGCTCAAAGTCAAGCTGTTAGCAACTATAGCCGAAGAAACTGTACCATTTGCGGTAATATTAACAGCTGTAGAGTTAGCAACAAAAGCACCGCCAGTTCCGTATGGATACAGATAAGCTTGAAGTATACCAGTCGTCGAACTAGTGATAGTTAGACCGCTATTTGGATTTGCAGTAGTGTTAAAAATCTTATACCATGGATTACCATTGGTAGAAGATGCAGCGATACGAGCGATACCAGAATACTGTAGAGTTCCGGAAGTATTCGACGGAGTGTAAATACCTGCGTCTATTGCATCTGTTGATAGGGAACCATTATTAAAACCAACTTCTATAACGTTATCGTTAACCTGAAGTGTGGCGCTGTTTACCGTTACAACGCTACCTGATACAACAACGTTTCCAGAGAAGGTAGCATTTCTTACCGAAAGATCTGTAGTTGAACCATTGATAGCATAAGTGCCGGTCAAAGTTATGGCAGAAGAGTTCGCTACGAAGTTAGTTCCTACTGTGTGTGACACGGCGTTAACAGTACCAGTGGTATAAAGACCGCTTGAGTTTGCAAGAACTGCAGAAGCTATGTTCGCAGAAGTAGTTGCAAACAGAGTAGCAGTGTTAACCTGATTTACTACGTTTATTGCAGCCGCATTTACGAGAGTCGAGTTAGCAGTAAAGGCAGTACCAACGGAAATTGTTGAACCATTTACAACACCAGCATACACGCCAGTAGTGTTGGCAATAAACCCAGTACCAACTGTAAGAGAAGAGGCGTTTACTGAAGAAGTTGCGTTTACAAAACCGGTTACGGTTGTATTTCCTGTAACTACAGTTCCACCAAGAGTCGTTGAGCCGTTAACCGATAACTTATCAGTTGGATTGGTGTTACCAATACCAACATTACCAGAAGTTGTAATACGCATTCTTTCATTTCCAGCGAGAGTTCCAGCCGTGAAGAATACTATATTACCTTGGTTACCGCCCGTACCAACCGCTAGATTTGTATTACCTGTATAAATGTAAGCGTCAGATGGACCGTTGATTGTCCACTGAGAATTTGACCAATTAGAACCATTAATACCAATATCAATGAAGTTGTTTGAGTAAAGCCCAAGATTATCATTAATAGAGAAGTCAGCAGAAGCAGAAGTTCCGGCGTTACTATTCCAGATAGCCGCTTCTACGTAGTTATTAATGTTTCCGCCGATCGATAATAGATCTTGTCCTGTCGAATCCCATCCGATGTATACGTTGGCTGATGAGTTACCCCAAGCCATTGCGGTTGAGTTGATTACGAATCCATTTGATGCGGTTCCGTAACTACCATCAGTTATAACTGCAGCATTAACTGTACCTGCATAAGTCGGTAGGTAAGAAGCAATATTTGCGCCTAAAGTGCTATTTAACTGATAAGAAGCCGCAGCGGTACCACCAAGATTCGTTGCGTTATTTGCTGTATAAGCTGTGCCGGTAAAATATGTTACTGTTGAATTAGATGTTATTGTACCGTTTACTGTCGAGTTACCAACAGCAATTTCTGTAGAATTAGCTAAAAATCCGCTAGTTGCAGAACCAAAAACGCCAGCGGTATAAGAAGTCGCATTAATCGCGTTAGCCAGTATCTGTGTACTGAAAGTAATTGTGTTTTGGAATGTTTGAGTATTTGACCAAGTAAATTGGGATGCAGTATTAATAGACATTGAACCGGGAGCAGCCCAATAGGCGTTAGATCCCGTACCGCCGGAAACAAGAACGTAACCCGAAGTTCCAACGGCGCCATTTGCGCTTATAGCGTTGGCAAAATTTACCTGACCATTAAATGTTATTGTGTTCGAAAATGACTGAGTATTAGTCCATGCATACTGAGCGGCGACGTTTGTAGTTAGTGATCCAGTAGAAGCCCAGTAAGCGTTGGTGGTACCACCTGAAAATAGAACGTAACCAGCAGTACCTGTTGATCCATTCGCATTGATGGTACCAGAAGTACCAACAAGAACAAGATTTCCAGTCTGAATCGAATTGATGCCAGAAGTAGAGTTAGCTACGAGCGATTGGTTGGCAGTAAGAGTTCCTGGATTTCTAACACCACCAATTGGAACAACTGTTGCACCATCGGTAGAACCAATATAAAGTACACCAGTACCACCTACCGCATTAGAATAAGCTAATTGCCCCGGCAACAACGAAGCTGGTGTTGCTGTTGTTGGGCTTCTTAGAATTTGCATTACATTATTAGCCATTGATTGTTCCTTTTTTTATTTTATTATATTTATAAATTAAAAAGTTCCGCCATCAATGTTGCCAGTAATATTAGATATATCTAAAGGTTGCGCAATCCATGTTTTAGATGTTGAATCGTACACTAGAGTATCGCCTGTTGTCTCATTAACCGCTACAACATCAGATAAACTTTCTAAAGTACCGGGTCCGGAACCAATTTGAGATAATACAGGTATCGTTTTAATGGTTACTGGTACAGTAGTGTCAATAACACCAGCAGTGGCGTTTGTAGAGACATGTACTGCTCTCTTTTTTGCAACTAATACGTTTACATTGAGGTTACTCATTTTTAACCGTCCGTATAACCGTTCGCCCACCAAGTATTATTTGTAGAATAAATTCCGCCTGTCACTGCGGGAGTAACAGTTATAATACCTTCGACAACTCTAGAAACCGAATTAGTCGCTACTTCTGTTATATTAACATCATAAACATACCTTCCTGAATAAAGATTTGCCGATATAGAAGCATCTAGTTCTAAAGTTATAGTTCCGGAAGAAGTATTAATAGAAGCGTTAAATGGGACATAAGTTTGAGAAGTATACCATTTTTTAATTACTGAATTTGCCACAAACCCATTAAGGTTTAGAGGATCTCCATTATCGTCAGTTAAATTTAGATCTGTGGAAAACGTTGTTCCTTGATCAATAACGAGATTTGCTTTTGTTGCCATTACACTACCGTTAGAATTTTAGTTAATTTTACAACGCTATTTGACGAATATGGAGTACAAATTAGGTTTAAATTACCACCTGATATAGAAGAAGTAAATGTGCCAAGAATTGCAGAATTATAAATCGAACCGTATTCGGTCATATATGTAGAAGTTCCGTCTTGTATTACATGTATTTTAGACATGTGATATTTATTTCCCGACGAAGTGTCCGTAATTTGTATAATATATTCGGCCGAACGATAAGTTCCTATTGGAAAACTATCAACTGTATTAGCTTGATTATTTACAAAAGAATACGTGTTTGTAAAAATACTTGAAACTACAAAAGCTATAGAATTACTAGAAACAGTATTAGAATTAATTGTATTTGTATTGATTGTATTAGAATTAATAGTGCTGCTGTTAACAACATTTGTACTTACGTTACCAATAGTTGCATTACCGGTAATAGAAACGTTAGCATTTATAGTTACATTTGAAGAAAAGATAGTGTTAGAATTTATATTTAATGATGAACCTATTGAATATAAATTAGATATGGTTGCATTTGAAGAAAAGAATTGGGAAAAAACGTTTGAAGAACTACCGATATAGTATAAATTGTTAGACGTCGGTATAATATTACCGCCCGCAGAAAACGTTCCAGTAAGAACGCCCGAAACATTCATATTATATACACTTATTGTGTTTGCTGTAATTGTATTTGTTTGTAAAGAACTTGTTGTTATTTGTGTATTAACTGAACTATTACCAATAAGTATAAGATTATTTGATACGGTTATAACATTTGTTGAACCAACAACGTTGTTAATTGATAGAGCGTTCGCAGAAAAACTAGATGTACTAATTGAGCTGGAATTAATTTGTGTATTAACTGAATTGTTTCCAATAGTAATTAACGTGTTATTTACGGATAAATTACTACCAGCTGTAAACGAAGAAGCATTAATAGTTCCGGACGCATACACTGTTGAAGTATTGACAGATCCAGTAGTCGAAAAATTAGCCGCATTAACTATTCCTGTTGTATATACTCCCGAAGCGTTTGCAATAAAAGAAGTTCCAACAATATGAGAAGTTGCATTAACAATTCCAGAAGTATAAATTCCTGAACTGTTAGATGTAAGCCCCCAATTTGAACCGATAGAATTTGTGTTGATTGTTGTTATACCAGAAGTATTTCCAATTATAATTTGAGGAGAATTTGATACTGATGAATTTCCTGCGACAATACCACTATTATTTAAAGTAATAGTTGAGACAGTGTTGTTTCCTAAAATTCCTATATTGTTTGTGTTGATAAAAGAATTGGAACCAACGCTTATAGAATTTATAGTAACAGAAGTATTAACAGAAGAGTTTCCAACGTTTAAAGCATTAGTAGAAATGCTAAACATTGAAGAAGAATTACTTATAGATAATTGTGTAGAATTATGTAATGAATTTACTGTAGAATTACCTATAAAAACGCTAGAAGAATTAACAGTTACGTTAGATCCTACGAATAAACCTGAAGTATTTTGAGTTACAACTGAATTATTGTTAGACACCGAAAAAGATTGAGAAGTTACGACAGAATTAACTGTAGAATTACCAACGTTTATTAGAGCAGTTGTTATGTTTACGTTTGCTCCCACGTTGACCGCTGAAGAAACGTTTGATGTTCCAGTTATTGTTGAACCACCAGTTCCCGTTATTAATCCGGTAACAGATAGAGTATTAGATAAAGTTGTATTACCTACAACAGATAGAGTATTAGATAAAGTTGTATTACCTACAACAGATAGAGTATTAGATAAAGTTGTATTACCTACAATAGATAAATTATTATTCAAAGATGTGTTGGCGTTAACTGCGAAATTAGTGCCGTTAAGAGTTGTGTTAGAATTAATAGTTGTAGAAACGGCGTTTGCGGTTATTGATACAGCCGCAGAATTTACATTAAAGATAGTATAAGAAGAATTGGCGTTGAAATTTGATACGCCAGTTACGTAAAAATTAGAGTTAACGTAAAAATTCGAACTGTTGAAAACTGTATTTACAGAAGAATTAACAACAAAATTATTAGAAATAATCGTTGTATTTAAATTTGTAGAAATAGAAACGCTATTTACCGTAACAGAGAGATTTGTAGAAGAACCGTTAGAAGTAACAATTACAAGGTTGTTAGATCCGTAAGTAAATTGAGCGTTTGAAGAAATTGATAATGTATTAGAAGCCGTTACATTACCGCCTCTTAAATTTCCAGTAGTAAAAATAGTTTGTGTAGAACCAAATACGCCATTAACAGTTCCATTTCCGGTAGTAAAACCACCTTGAGAACTAGTATCCGTAGTTACCGCATTGGCGGTAATAACAGCCAATGCTTGGTTAGTTCTGGCCAACCAAGTTCCGAAAGATTGAGCATTTACTACTGGACTTAAGGTAACTGACATTTATTTTTGTTCCAATATTTTTAAAAGTAAATCTTTGATCTCAGAAACATCTTTTTTCAATTGTTCATATTCTTTTTTTTCTTGAAGCTTTTGATCACGTTCTTGTTTATATTTATTATAAGCAGAGTTATCTATATTCAATATAGCACTACTTCTTTTGTCTCTAACTAAATTTGGATGATCTTTTACTTTAATATAATTTTCTTCCATTTTTACACTTGCATCGCTATTACTCTTAGGTCCGTAACATGAGGAACAAGAGCGGTTGTATTTGAAACGGGTACGATTTTAACAGAGAATTGATCAAAACCATCAAATACTAAATCATCAATCGTTACGTATCTAGCAATATTATTGTTTTGATCGTTTAAGAAAATACCACTAACAGATTGTAAGCTAGGAATAGTGCCGAAAGCGGAATTAGTTGAATTGAATGAAGTGTTATTTGTCAGTGTAATTGCGCTGCTGTTGACAATTGAAGAAATAACTCTCACGTTAAACTTAGATTGCGCTGAATCCGAAAGGTAAACTATCTGACCTGAAGTCAATCCGGAAGTTGTGAATAAATTAACTACATTAGAAGAAGTGTTACAAACAACTCCGTTTGTATATAAATTAATACTTTGTGGGAATCCATATGTCAATTCTACCAAATCATTAGGATTTCCTGAACTACTTATTAAACTTGGCGACGAAGTTTCAGTTAATCTAGAATAAACTACATTATTAAAATCTCTTGAATCTTGATTGTTTTTAGCTCTTACGTACATTCTTATATTTGACGGCGCTGGTCTCCAAGCGCCAATGTAAACAACAATATCTTCTGAAGTTTGAGCAAGCGAAACTGTTTTAGAAATATAACGCGAAGCGGAAAATAATCCGTTATTATGTAATTCACTATAAAATTCAGCTGTCGTAATAACAGCGTTTGCGCCGCTAATTGTATCAATCAATGGTGTCGAATTAGCTTGAAAATATGAACCTTGAGTTACATCAGTTATTCTGATAAATGAACTATTCGCAAATCTAACTGTAGCAACTGCACCATTTTGTGTTACAATATTACCATTAGCAAATGTTCCAGTAGAATTAGACACATTCAAATAATAACCTTGTAAATCGTAACTTGGGCTACAAAGGTTCAATGAGAAGTTAGAAACTTTACTTAATGTGTCAATAACAGGACTGATTTTATTATTCGAAGAATTGAAAGATGCTGATATCTTAACAGTTCTTTCACCAGTTCTTCCAACAGGCATTGCGGACAATTCATTACTTCTTGAAAGAACAACTCTTTCAAAGTCATATTGTTCATTCGAAAGACCTTCATTAATATTAATACCAAAAGCGTCGGGAGTAAATGAAGGATTGTTTTGAACGCCAGTAAATTGCCAAGAAATACCGGTATTTGCCGGGGATATATTTGTGATATTTGGAGATATTTGATTATATGGGACATTAATTACATTATGAACTGTTGCACTGGCTCCGGAGAAAATACCCACAATTTTATTACCTATCGCAGCATTAAAATTATTAGATGTTGTACTTGAAACGTTATCAAGAATTATTCTTGTGAAATCTGGGAAAACTTTCAAAGATCCCAATCCACCGTGTAAAGTACCGTTGTATAATACTTTACCGTAAATACAATTCGTGTCTGTAAAATCGGAAGTAGCAAGACTTGAAACAAACACATTAGAAAAAGCAACGGTTGTTGAATTTGGTATACCCGAAACTTTAAATAATCTAGTTTTAGATCCTGTGTTCGTAGAAATATAGATAAAATCTCCATTAGAAAATACAGAACTATCTGGAACCGAGAAAGTGTTTGAAGAAGTGGTTATTGATGCGTTTTGTGAAACCACTGTAACTACTGCATTAGAAACTGAAGCAGAATTATATAACGTCGTATAATATGTGCTTGAAAACCCGCCAGTGGTGTTGGAAAGTTTAATAACAGAAGAATTTGCGCTGTACACAACGCCTGTAGCAGTATTTGACGAACCGTTTGATTGATAAACTTGATCTCCGTTATTGAACGAACCTAAAACGCCTGTTACATTAAGAACAGCTATATTCATCGCTGTATTCGTTGGATAAAGAGGTTCTCCAAGGGCAAAAGAACCGTTTATATTATATAATTCTGCATAATCTTCATCGGGTGTTCTAAAAACAGCTGTTCCCGAAAGAGAAGTAAAATTAGCAATATATATTGTAAATTTCATATCTTCGGTAATTATTGGAGTCCAATCTTTATCATTTGATGAAAGAAACAAATCACCGGTATCGTTATTTGTATAAATTGGTGAATTTGTAACAGAATCAGTGCCGCCAATTTCAGCAGTCCATATATTATAGTCCGGATTACCACCAAGAGGTAATAAGACAATAGCATATGATAGACCAGACTGAACAAAAACAGGAGTATCAAAAACAAACGAAGTTGCAACCGAAGCATCAGAAGACGCAACAGGAGGATTTACATCTGTTGGAAGTAAAATTATACTAGCAAAAGGCAAACGTTCTTGTGTTGGAACGCCATTTAAAGTTGTTCTTAATTGTAATTCAATTCCATAAGTAGGGCTTACAGACTGAAAGAAAACGTCAATTTGAGTTATATAAACACCGGGAACTCCGGTTGAAGGTTCACTAACGTAAAATGTTTGACCAATTGGATTCATATTTTTCTTATACCTCTTTTAATTTTAAATATTTATTGATTTTTCAAAACCAAAATTATCACCAAATACTTTGCTTATCGAATAAAGAACAAAAAATAACCCAAGCATAAAATATTTTGTTCCTTTGCTTGGTGATTTTTTATTAAAGAAAGGCAATTTATATATAATTTTACTAATAGGTTTACCAACATTCATAATTAATTTTCCAACTTTGTTGTCTTTTTCTCTTTTACCCATTAAAAATTGCATATGTTGAGCCCAAGGAGTGGCAATTCTGTGTGTTATTTTAAGAGTAAGTTCCAATTCTTTGGCGCGACGCTTTTCTAAATCTTTAATCCAGAACATTACATCTGGAGTATTTCCAGACATCCAGTCAACGACTATTGAAGCCCATTTTATATATCCCCAATATGTATCAGGATCATATGATCTTAAATATTCACCAAATTCTTGATCTGCTTTATATGTGTCTTCGTCCATCAAACCAAGTTCATACAATTTTGTACAAATAATTGATCCACACCCACAGTTATCACCGCCACCACTTGTTGGTGGTGTTGGGTCTGGAATGTATTGCTGTGTTACGGCTGTTGCAACTGCCAATCCTTGAACTGTTTGTTGTTGTGTAACTTGTGTTGATGATAATACAGTTTGTCTTGTATTTAATAAACTAGCCCCACTAGCAACAGACAATGTACTACCATAATAAACACCATCTGCTTGTGTTGTTATGGCACTAGAACCTTGTGAAAGATCAGAAATATCATTTAGTTCAAAAGTTATTTGTTGTGATTGAAATGTATTAGCTGGAATACGAAATATACCAGAAACATTACCATTAGAATCACTATACAAAGGAGTTCCAAAAGGTGTACATAATTGTGATCCAGCTAGAGTGGAAGGGTCATACCCCGGCAATATTGGGGCACACCAAGCTGAAACAGGAACATTATTAAAATAAGCATATAGACGAGTATTAGGTTTCATACCAACCGCATTAAATTGGATTGTTGCTGAAGGTATGAATGGTAATATACTAACATTAGTAACAAAATTTCCCAAATTCAACAATTGATTTGATACACTATTTGTTAACTGTGTACCTATTTGTTGCTGGACCGAAGAAGTTACCGCTAATGTTTGTGTAGTAGTTGTGTTTAGCGTTCCTGCCATTTATTTTACCTTTAAATTGATTATTTATTCTACTATCTTTAACTATCACCATAAGGAGAAGTTCCTACTATACCAAGACCATCTCCACTATCAGACCATTGATATACAGGAGGTGGTGTACCACCATCATCAGATGAAGGAGGCGGTGTCAATGGATCACCAATTCTCTGACTTACTGTAGAAGAAGCTGTAATCAATGTATTTGATGAAGTTGTTGAAAGTGTTTGCCAATTACCCCACTGAGTTCCCCAAGCATTTTGAAGATTAAGCCAGTTTTGTGCTAGATCAAGATTATTAACAACGCTTGGACTTGTTGTTGTATCTGGCGAAATAGAACCAGAAGGAGTTAAAGTTATTGTTCCTATCCAAGTATAAATGTTACCTTCAATACAATTTCTATACTTAGAAGCATATTGTTGTTTAATATAAACATTATTGCTTGTATGCGGCAACATAATAAGTTCACCATGTTGCTGAACACCAGAACTTAATGAAGAATCAAAGGCAAAATCAGAACGCATTTGGACAAACGCAGGTCTTAATGTGTTTGTCATTGGATCAATAGCCATATAATACTTAGGATCTAGTGTATTAGAAAGATCAAAACCAGTGAACGGATCAACAAAGATACCGTTCTGAAATCTTGTCTGACCTGTCGTTGTGGTTTTTATTTGTAATGCAGCCGCTGATTGTTCTAGAAGAGATAATGAAGTATAGTATTCAAGATTTGTAATTCTTGTATCCAAGGACTTAATGTCCTTCATAGTATATCTTCTATTTTGACTTGTCGCTGATTGAATAGCCAAATCATATCTGTTGTACTCTTTGGCTTCGTTGGTTGTCAAAGAAGGATAAGGCGGGATTGATAACAATGAAAGAGTCATCGTACCATTTTGTTCGGACGGCGCTGGAGGATTTGCAACAGCGGGCAATCCTTCGGTGATAACAATATTACCAGAAGTATCGATAGCTAGTCTATCTGTTCTTGAAAGATAATACGCAAGGTCTGTAATAAAAATAGAATCAGGATCTGGTAATATAGGAGTTCCATTAAAACTTAATGTTGATGAAGGATTAACAGTCGCTGTTGCTATGCTTGTAGCCACGTTTGCAGTGTTTGAAGAAACAGGTCTAAAATCAATACAATTTCTTAAATCGAAATAATAACCACCAGAACTTGAATAAGTTGGTATTTCAGCAGTTGTTATCGCGTTAACGTTTGATGTATTTACGTCGTCAATTGGATAAGAATTACAAGTAAAATATCCAGAACCCGATTGATGAGTAAACGCCGACAACTGAACTAAAATCGTTGTATTTGCATTAATACGGTCTGCAGGAGAATTTGTTACAACATTCAAAGTTGCTAAGTCATAGTAAGCATCTCTTTGGCCGTTATCTAAACTGAAATAACTTGCGTAATTTGTTGAAGTATTTGTATAAGTTTTATTCCCGCTCGTATCAATATATACACCGTCAACATTGAAAACATCAGGTATACCTAATTCCCATGGACCTACGTTTTTGTTGATGTTGTTAGAACAATCGATTTTAACAAAAACGTTTTTGTTAATAATTTTTTGTATCGACGTAGCGCCTGATCTAGCAATAGAAGAAGCTACTTGAATGTTAAAAGCTGCGTTCGCACCCTCGCCAAGAGAAATAGTCAACGTATTTGCGGAAATATTCATTGATCTATTTGGTCTTGTTGAAAATGGTATTGGGTTTCCTGTAATAAACGCTTTCTGGTGAGTCAAACTTCCTACGCTAGAAGAAAAAGTATTATCTACAGTCAAATAAACATTATTAGATATTGAAGTTATAGTTCTAACATCTGATGTGTTTGTAAGAATAAAATCGCCAACGGCATAATCTGTTAAGAACGAAGTGCCGGAACCTGTAACAACGTTACTTGAGCTTGAAACTGTAACCGTTCCAGTTTTATTAGTTGAATAACCGTTTGACGTTGGAACAACAATAAAATCATTCATTTGAGAAGAAGATAGAGTTCCCAAATAAAGGAAACTATCGGAACCAGAAGGAGGAGTTGTTATCCCGACAGTCGCGATAGAATTAGTTGCGCTACTAGAAAAATTTGTATTTGATATTTTTCTATAATCAAATTCTGTATTATTAAATCCGTTTGATGATAATGCATTTTGACCAAATGGATAGATCATACTATTCAAATATGGTGATTTGATAGAAGCGATATAATTATTAGAAGAAATATTATAATCTAGAACAATATCGGCAACGCCTTTTAAAGAACTATCATAATAAATTACGCTTTTTACATTATTAAAATTAGAACCAGGATTCATCGAAATATCAAATAGATATAATCTATACTGAGCTGTATTTGCTCCTGGAGATCCGCTATTATAAGAAAATCCTCTTATGTACGCTGTTCCTATTTGCGTTGTTGGAGAAAAACTGGTACCTAGGAAAGTTCTATTAGTTACAGAAGTTTTTGGAACGCTGTGTAATTGAACTTGAATGATTTTATTTGAATCGCCGAATTCGCCAGACAATTCGTCTAATAACACATAATAACCAAAATTCAAAGAAACATTTTGTTGAGAAACGTTGGCATAATCTGTTCCTCTTCTCGCTTTGAATGCATTACTATTAATAAACTGAACTCTGTAACCGTTAACGTAGCCTATTCCTGCGCTAACCAAAGCATTATAATGAGTGGCGTAATCCGGATCAGATGTATTTGCCAAACTTTGTGATGAAACAATAAAAGGATTAACTACGAAGTTTCCATTAGTTTCGTACGATCTACGTGCTTCTTCTATAGCGATAGAATTAAATTGGGTATCCTGTCTTATTGTTATCGGCGCGCCTTGTTTGAAATCAACCAAAGAAAAGAAAGTTGTAGTATTCGCTGTGTTTGTTGGTATTGTAACAAGTGTAGGAATTAATTTAAGGCGATCAGCACCCGGCGCAGAATAATTTGGGGCACCAGCAGCGTTATCATAAAGGCTTGTATCATTACTTGCAGTTATTAATTCTTCAGTAGCCTCGAATCCAACAGAAATACCATCGGGCTGATTTGAGTATTTGTCGATTACAGCGGTTTGAGGATCAACATAAATGAAATACCCCTTTTTAAAAATAATACCTTCAGTTGTAGTAAACGCGTAACCTTTTCCTGATACATTAGCAACGTTTGCTGACACTACAGTTGCAACAACTAAATTAGCAGAAGAAATAAAAGTTAGAAGTTCGCTATTTGCGAATTGCGTTTGAGGAGCGCCGTTACTGTAAGTTCCTGTGTTCAAATATTTAATATATAATGTGTTTAGATCAGGATTATTAGAATACAATCCTGGTAAAGAGTTAATAACTGTAGCAGTCAACCCGTTGGGATTTGTGACGCTATATCCAACCAAATCCGAAACCGTTAAAGAAGTACCATTCGCATACGTATCATTCAATTTGACGTAGTTGTAATTGTTATCAAACGTGAAAGTACAACCTTTAATTACCGAACCTTCTTTGAATATATTTTGACCGAACGAGGTTATTTGGTTCTGTAAAATTGATTGAAGCTGATTTAATTCTCTTACTTGAACTGCCGTACCAGGCTTAAACAATACTTTATAATATTGTTTTGTTGGATCATAGTCATCAAAATAAGGACTTGTATTCAAATTAGTATCAAGAAGGGATGTATTCGATGCCATTATTTCCTCTAAAATTTAATAACTATGTTAACTTGTTCAGTTGATGTTGCATTTACATTAAAAGGGGTCATATTTTCTAGATATATTACTTGACCAGATTCTCTAACTAAATCAGGCAATTTCACTAAGCTCATTATACCAACAGAACCGGAAGTATTACCAACAATTTCATATCCGGATATTTGATAAACACCGAATTCCCCTATAAATGGTGTAGTGTTAGAACTTACGATACTTCTAACATCATCCAAAACCAAAACGCTATAAACATTATTTATAGTTGAAATTTTACTTCCTGAAGGATTTTTAATAGTATCTCCAACGTTGAACGGTTTATGTGTAGTTTCGTTAAATCCCGTCATATTCACCGCAGATAATTTCAAATAGTTCGATGAATTGTTAGCGTAAGTAACAACAGCGTTAGAACCTGTGTTAGCGTTTATTAAGATATCCCCGACGGAGAAAGAGGCGGCGGCATTGTAAACTAAATCTAACTCGTCAGTTTTACTAATTATTCTTCCTGTTGCGTAAGTAGTGTTTTGTGTAACATACTCATACAAATTGTAGTTATTTGTATTTGATGATAACGTTAATCTCGCTGTTTGATTGAAACTACTACCGAAATTAACTGTTGAATTTACCGTTCCATTTGATGTGTATATAGAATCAATGTTGGCGTAATTACCATTTAAACTTTCCGTAATCAAATCATTTTGTGAAAATTTTCCAACTACGTTCGATACTCTTATTTGTGTATTTGAAATCACTTGAGTCATAGTAGCGGTACCACCGCTTGTGCTATCCACTAGAGCTTCTGTATTAGCGGGTAAAATAAAATAAACCACATTAGAAGAAGTACAATGGCTGTTTGCGCCAGAAATAAGACCGTATAATAGAGTAGAAGAATTAGCTAAATTAGAAGAATCAAAATTAAACGTTCCGCCATAATTATCTAATACTATAGAGCTACTATTACTTGTAGAAATTACTCCAGCAGCGTTTGAAGAAGGTTGATAAACTATTTCTCCTATAGAAAAAGTTCCGCTGGTATTACTAATGCCTAATTGAATTCTATCGAAATCAGTTAGATTAATAATTGCATCTTTGATCGCAGGGTTTTTAATTATTCCTATGGTTCTATAAGAACCGTATAAAGGTAAACTATAGTTTTCGTTTACTGCAGTGTCAAATTTGGTGTATAATCCGGCGTAAATAGCGCCAAGTTCTGTATAAGCGTCATAGCCATGACCGTTTACAGGGCTTATTTGAGGTTGTACAATTGCGCCACTTCCATATAATGTGTTTGAAGAAATTGAAATGTTAGCTTGTGTATAACTCTCGCCGCCATTAATTAATATAATCGAAGAAATTGATCTGGAAGGATTATTACCGCTTAAATCAACGGTGCAATATGCTAGAGCTCCGTTGCCGTCTCCTTCAATATTAACCTTTGGGGATATTACATATTCCGTTAACTCGTTTGGAGAAGTATAAGAAGAAACCACTAGAGCGTTACCAGAAGGAACGCCGTTCGCGTATGCAGATACAACGGGAACACCAGAAAGAAAACCGCCTTCTATAGTCGACACAGTTATATTTGGATAAGAAATATTATTGTTGATATAGGCTTTAGCTTGAGAATACAAACCATAAGCGTATAAATTAGCAAGGTTATTTACGTTACCATTAACATTATTAAGAATCATATTAGAAGAATTAGCAAAAGAAACAGTTCCATTAGCGCCTTGGCTAGTGTTGCTACTGTCAACTATTACAACCGTTTCTCCTAAAAAGAAAGAAGAATTAGAAGGTTGAGTATTACTAATAGATAATTCAGTAGAGTTAAGATTAGTATAAACTACCGCCCCCTCATATGTTTGTTCGCTAAATCCGTTAATACTTATTGCGTTGTTAACATAATAACAATTCGCGCTAGTCAATATGTTATTGAACGGATAATTCACTGTAATTATTGAAGAATTTACTGAAACAACTCTTCTTAAATTTGTGTTTGCATTTTCGCCGATTCTTATGTAGCTACCGACCGAAAAATCATTAGAAAAATAATTATTTGAAACAGCGACAACGTTTGAAGAGTTATTCGAGATCGATACTTTACCGTTACGTTTAACCGCTGAATATGAAGTATCATACATAGGGTAATTTGGGGACAATCCTTTAAATTGTTCATTAAGTACGATATTAGTAGAGTTACTGAAATTAATAGTTCCGTAGACGCCAGTGTCAGATTGAATAAGAGTGTCGCCAGTGTTTAAATAACCAGATTGATAATAATATGTTATATAAGCAATATTTTGATAAATTAAATTGCCTATGTTGAAAATACCATTAACATTACTTAATTGTAAATTTTCATAATAATTAAACGGAGGATTTACGGTTATAAGCTTAGTTGTTCCGCTGTAATTTACGATGTTGGCCAGCTGGCCAGCACCAAAACCAGCTTTAAAATAAATTGAAGAACCTGAATAATAGTTGTCGGAAGGCGAAGAAGTTGATGGTAACTGAACAACGTAATTATTAACTACAGACTGTAAAAATCCTTCTTCGTAAATTTGATAGTTTGTTCCTCCGTTAGTTAAAACCAAACTATCAATCGTTCCAGGAACGGCATTTCCTTGAACCGCATTGTTTGGAGTAACGGGTATATAATTCGCCGATTGGAAATTATTATATGTTGTTGGGTCCACCGTAAACATATACTTCCAAATATAACCGTCAGGAGTCGTAAAATTGCCAATTGTTGTTGTTGAGCTTGGCTCGTAAGTAGAAGGAACTCCGTTCGGAGTTAATACAGAGTATCCGTTGTCAATACATTTGTAAACTGCGTTTTGATCAGTGATTACGTAAAAATTTTCATTGTAAAGGTTTGGGTCTGTATCGTTATATCTAGCGTAAACAGTCCCGTTTGACCAATTATTTCTAACTACCATAGGAACAACATCGGAATTACTTAAACGTTTTCCATAAACGATGTTTTGATATGTTCCCTGTTCTACCTGAAAAATTGAATTATTCGCTTCCGGAACGTTACTGTCGTATATGTTTCCATTGGCGTCGGTCCAAGGTGTAGCTTTAGATACAAAACAATAATAAGAATTCTCGCCGTTACTGACGTCATTAATAAAATCAGTAACAAGATTAATGTTGTGATTGATAGTTAAAATTGCCATTTAATGATCTCTTAATGTTCCAATATTGTATTTATGACTGAACAAAATATGAATTGGCTAATTGAGAATAATTAGAAATTAAATTATCTTTAACCGCGAAAGTACCGAACAATTTGATTCCAATAGGGTGAACCAAATCGTAAACTAATTCTTTATATGTATCTATCATTCTTTCCGCTATTATTTGATAAGAATAATTTTGATAAAAATTACTGTCTTGAATTTTCATAACGTCGCTAACGAAACTTTTATGATTAGTCCAATACCCTTGTCCTATTCCATTAATATCAACAAACGTTGTTCCAGTTACCACGTAGTTATTATTAGAATTTAACAAATTAACTACTTGGTCTCTATCGTAACCAAATCCACTATCGACTATAGTGATCGCAGTTACTATACCGTTCGCGTATCCAGCACGAGCTTTGACGTAAACATTGAAACCTTCTATACCACCATTAACAGGATCAGAAATTCTTAAATCATAAATTAAAGGTTCGACAATAGAAACGACCGGATCGGAAGCGTAACCAGTTCCCGGATTAATATCAGTTATTGAAGCAATTGTTCCAACTTCTTTATTCACCGTGGTTAAAATGTTTTGAATCGATTGATCTAAATTGGCCGGTAAAGGAACTTGAAATACCCAGTTGGTGTTTCTTGTTACAGAATTTATTACCGCATTCGATGTAGAATTAGAATTGTATATTTTTTCGCCTTGTAAAAAATAACCATTTTGAGCGTTTATTCCTAAAACCGTAGAATTTGAAGTAACAACGTTCGCTGTCGCATTTATTGTTTCTACTGGGAATACTGTGTTTAATAATACGTAAGTATTACTTGTATTACTTTTTAATATTACTCCACTAGCTAGATTTGCGTTCGTTATGTCAGAACCTTTGACCATAACGTAAGTGTTATCCGAAATACAAACTGTTAGATTGGCTATACCTTGAGAAGAGTTCGATAAATTTTCTCCAACAGACAAAACTGAAGAAGTAGAAATAACATTACAATCCAATTCTCTTACGCTAACATTACTCATATAAATTTTATTATTAGCTGAAAAAGTACCGTTAATACTAGAAACCGCGATATTATAACCCGAAATAGTGCTATCGAGTATAGTATTATAATAGGTGTTAATGTAATCAGTATTTAATTTATATATTTGTTTATTGACTATACTACCAATATTAAAAGTTGCCCCAGAACCTCCAGTATTGATATATACATATCCGCTATTTGGGGAATACGCGTTAAACGTAGTTCCATTCAGCGGAGTCGACAAAGTTGGGTCGCTATATACAGAAAACGAAGTTGAATTAATCAATTTAGCGTAATAATTATATACGCTAGAATTAAGTTGAAACATTCCATCAACGTAATCTATCCTAATAGATTGGCCGTTCGTTATAGTATTATTGTTCGAAGTTGTGATTACGACTGGATTTGTATTTGTGGCGTTTACTATATTAAACGCTGCTCCGTCAACACTTATTATAGCTCCGGTAGAAAATCCGGAACCGCCGTCTATTAATTCAAACGTAACTTCGCCGTTTTTAGATCTAGTCGCAGCAACTTTAGCCAATGCTCCGTAACCGCTGCCCTCAACGGTTAATACATCGCCAATATTATAATTAATACCGCCTTGAACAACAGTAACAGAAGATAATGACCCAAATATAACTGGCGCTGTATCTATAGTTATTTGAGGGACCGCTTCACAAAAAATTTTTTCTCCGTAATGAAAATTACCTTCTAAACCAATCAAATATAAAACGTTAATAATTTTATTATTAACAGATTTTGTAAAGTAATTGTCAACTACTGCCGTTGATAAAGTTGAAGAAGAGTAAATTTTTTGACCAATTAGATTTACCAAATAAGGATTATCGGAAACTTCTATGTATTTCGGAGTTATCCAGTTATTATCAGATAGTTTGAAAACATATTGATTGGGAATATAAACTTCAATATCTTCATTGAATAAAATTCTAAAAAGTAATTTGTATGATTCTGTGCTACCTTTTGAACGATACAATTCTAATATATGTTTTAATAAAAGTTTTTTATCCGCTTTGATATTTTCCGGAATAGAATCCATATATTTGTCTTTAAAATATTTGACAAATTGAGGAAGAGTAGAATCAATATCTCTATAATCAAGTAAAGATCTAACTTGATATATTGCGTTATTTTCCGATTCCATCCATTCGTAATACGCCTTCATAAAGGCAATAAAATTCGTTCCTTCTGTTTGATAGAAGTTTGGAAATTGCGAAGCAATGAATGGAGAAATAAATTTATCTATTTCCATTTTATCCGCTGACTGTGTTTATTGTTAATCCAGAAATAGTATCAATTTCTATAATTGTATTGTTATAACAATACAAGTCTTGATTCGTCGGAGTTGCATATATTTTAACACCGCCTCCAATATTATTGAAAGAAACTTGTTGAATATTTACAATTCCTGAAGTATAATCCACAGTTCCTATTTTGTTGTAACTTATGGTCGAAGAACTTGATTGTAGCAATTCATACACTATACCAGAACCCATATCTACTTCTGGTATATAATCCGTGAATATATAATTTTGACCGTTTAAAACCAACAAACTACTTGTCAAAGAACCAGGCTCAATAGAATTCTGAAAATTACAAGAAATAGAGCTAGGAACGTTTAAATTAGGAGAAAATATTTTATATAATTGCGCTTTAGTTTCGTTACTAAGTATTCCGACGTCGGCGTTATTGATTTGATTTTCTAATCTAGACATTCTAAATGCCGTGTTAAAATCTTGTAAATTAGAAACATTGTAATCGTTTATAGTCGAGATCACTTCGGATATAATTGTAGCTGGAGTAGAAATAGTATTAGAAAAATTAACGTGCACAGTGGAATTCAGCGTAATATAAAGGTAATCCGGATCCACAATTTGAACGTTTATTCCTATAGGGGAAAGATTGTTGACAAAAGATTGTATATTTTGTTTTCTATTACTTGTTAATATATTTCCCGTATACGTACTCATAGAAACGAAAACCGTTCCAAATTCAACAACGTTGTTAGAAGTTTCAAGAGAAAAAACATTAACGTGTTCTACTTCGGGGAAATTTTGAAGTATTGTTGACTTGTAATCCGAAGCCGTAACACATCTTCCTTGAGTTTGAAAATATCTAGGAGCGTTGAATCTAATCGATTCAATAGTTTCTGCGTTTGCTCCGCCAACGGAAGGACTTACAGTTGTTATAACGCTAGGCACACCGACGCCACCATTAATCGCACCTAAATCTTGATCGATCATAAAAGATGTTATTCCGTTTCCATCCGAACCAAAAGTTGTTCTATATTTTGCGTAAATTATATCGCCGTTCAATGGGTTGTAACCAAACACATTATCACCGAATAATATCTGATATTGTTGGTTTGCCGTCGCTTGCAAGAAATAAACATTGGAAGTATTACTTAAACCAAAAAGATTTTCCGCGTAAGTATATACAGTGTTGGTTCCGTTTTCGTTAACAGTAACAGTAAGGCTTGTCGTATCAATAGAAGGGTTTGATAAAGTGAATATTTGTGAAGGATTAGAATAATCAACAACGAAAGTATCTTGTACATAAGAACCTTCATAAATTTGTAAATTAGAAATCGTATATACTGTATTTGTTGAAAGATAAGATGTTTCTTCATTCGTTACGTAAGTAAATCCACCATTCGCGTTTAAACCACTAAAAATTGTCCCTTTTGGTATAACTAAAGGATTTGTAATTGTGTTGTTATTACTATTGTCGGCAGTGTTTAGGGTAAAACTTATTGTAGCAACTGGGGAACGATTTGATCTGGGTAGATAATTCAATTCTTTGGCGTGAGAAATAACCGAATCTAATTTTTGAGCCGAATCTAGAAACATTTCAGAAGCGACCATATTAAGATAAAATGCATTAAGGAACGTATTGTAAGACATTACGTCCAACAATACGTTCATATTAGATCCTGTGAAATTATAATCCTTAAAGGTAGGTTGACTTTTTAGGAACGTAATTAAATTGTTTTTTAAAGTATCAAAATCTAATGATGTAAGAGTTAGATTGCTATTTGCTGCCATTTATCGCACTCTTTGAAGCATGAAGTTTATTGTTATTGGTTCAGGATTATTTATAAGAGCGTAAGTGATAGTTACTTGTAAACTATAATCGTCTGTCGAAGAGACGTTGACAGAAATCAAATTGCATCTAGGTTCATTATATTTTAAAGTGTTCGCTATATTAAATTCTATTGAAGCGTTAGTAAGATTGTCATTAAACTCAAAAACAGAATTGTAAATGTTTGAACCAACCGTTGGTTGAAACAATCTTTCTCCAAGAGAAGTCATTATCAAATTTTTGATTGATTGGGACACAGAACGTTCGTTGACTACTTTACCAAGTTCACCACCAACAGGCGATACGGCAAAACTATCAAGAAAATCTGAGAAATATTCTTGTTTTTTGATCGTAGATGTAAGAGTATCCGCTCTTGTAACTGCCATTTATTTTCCTTAAGAGAAAGTTGTAGGAGGAGCGCTGACTCCGCCGCCTTGTATTTTTGTAGATTGACCTTTTGTTGTAATATCACCGCCATCAGAGTTGATATTAATATCACTACCGCCTTGTACAGTGACAGTACCACCACTTTTGATAATTATATTTCCGGAAGTTATTGTTATAGAACTTTCACCAACCTGTAAAATAATTTTATTTGCTGCTGTTATATTAACACTTCCAGTACCGCTTATATTAACACTTCCAGTACCGCCATCCGCAGTTATATTTACTTGATCGCGACTTAATAATGATAAATTTTGAGCAATATCAAATCTTGTTTTTCCGCTTTCGACTTTAATATCGTAATTACCAGATTGAACGTAATGTCCGTGATCGCCTTTAACGGTATGATATTTATTCCCCACAACTGCATGAACTTCATCGCCTTTGATATTCGTATGAATATGTCCATCGTGCTGTTTAACGTGATCTCCACTTGTCGTTTCAAACGTAGACCCACCAGTATTATTATTAAAACTACCATCGCCGCCTGTACCGTTTTGTTCAACGCCTCCAGAACCTTTATAAGAATCGCCACCGGCTTTTAATGCATGATCATTTTTTGTATTGTTGTTTGTGTTACCTTCTGAGTTATTATCTTGGTGCCCATCCTGATGGTTTGATTGACCTTTACCGTAGTTGTAACCTACAGCGTTTTCTAAAGAATGAACAATTTTTTTTGCGCCGTTTTCGATAACTTTATATGCACCGGTAAAACCAATTTCGGCCGAAAAATGAGAAGCCGCGTCGCCAAATTGAGACCAAAAAGAAGTATGACCGTTAGGTTTAGTTTCTCCTGAAATCATAGGATAATCATGAGTTGCTCTACCCGCCAAAGGATTTGGTTGAGGCGGCAACTTTACGTTAATATTAGAAGGCGGCGTTAAAGAACTTTGAGGTAGAGAGGGATCAATAGACATTTTTTATCTCAATTTAAAATAATTTCTGAAAGAAGGATTTGAATTTGATTAATTTCACTTTGTGATATATTTGCCTTTTCCAAAACATTTGTAACCGAAGCAATTGTAGCAATAGAATATTGAGACAAATTTACATTGTTTTGTGATATGCTGTTGATATTAGAAACAGAACTTTGAGAAATACCAGCATTTAATAAATTCGAAATAGAACTTGGAGATAATCCGCCGTTCGGCAATATACTCAATACGTTATTCAAAGCCCCTGTTGCTTGTGCCAATGTACTTGCAACACCGCCCAAAGACCCCAATGAAGAAAGCGCATTACCTAAATCACCGCCCAAAGAACCTAATGAAGACAATGCACCCAATGCATTTGGCAAAGAAAAAGCAGGTTTTGATATATTTTTCATCTGTTGTAAATAAGCGATATTTTTAGTAAATTTATTAAGAGTTTCAGTCATCGAGCCTACATTTAAAACTGAAGAAGGCAAATGAGAATTTTGAGCTTGGTTAATCATTGAACCAATAATACCCAGAAGTTGCATTGCCATGGCCATAATATTACTGCTACTGTTGTTACCTAGGATAGCATTTGTTCCATTATTTGTAGTGGTTGTACTAACTTCATCCAAAATTTTGTTAAAATCTTGAACTGTTATAACTCCGTTTTCGAAATATGGAGAAAGTAAATTTGCCAACTGTGTTTGCGCAGCATCGTAAACAGCTTGTTGTGGTGTTGAATAATTAGGTTGCTGCGCGCCTCTTACTGTATAAATGTAATCACCTTTTGGTCCAAGCCATTGAACAAATCCTGGCCATGGATCAGAATCAGGTGAGTAATATTGTTGAACATAAAAATCTGGTGCAAATCCATATATTGGTTGTGGAACCGGAGTATTAATAGATTGATATATTACTGTCGGAGTAGTTGGATAAGGTATATCTGTTGTTCCGTATTTTGCCGCGTTTGATACCAATGACACTATCGCTTCTATCATAATAGTGTCATAATCTTGTTCTAATTGATAGAAAGCATCTCCGGAAAAAGTTTTTGTTAATATTTGAATTACGTTCAAAAACCCATATTTGTTCGCAATAATTGCAAGAGCACCAGTTAATGCTGTGGTTACTGTTTTAACAACACCAGTTCCTCCACCGCCAGCAGCGCCACTTCCGCTACCGCTGTTGGCCATGGCCATGATGCCCTTTACTATATTAAGTAAGCTCATCATATTTTTTAAAACTTCGCCGGAAGTTCCAACCTGTGCTATAGCATCTGGTAATTTTAGGCTTGGATCCAAAGCGGCGATAGTTGCTTTGTCAGCATTTGGCGCATTTTGTTTTCTAGAATAATCAAACCCATCTTGACCTTTATCATCTTCTTTATAAGGCGCTTCATTATATTTTGCTCCTGTTGGATCTATTTGAGAATCACCAACAGCTGCGTTGTTTGGCGTTTTACCTTGAGTTTCTTTTGGTCTACCAGGAGAAGGGACATCGTTTCCTGTTTTATCTAAACCTTCTTGCCCCCCAGAATTATCATAACCGTTTAATTTTGCCGCTCTGGCAAAAGTGCCTAGGATAATAGGGTGTTGTCTAGCATCATCGTTGAATAAACCAAAAACTCTCGAACCAACAACCATACCAACTGGAATTATACCAACTTTACCGGTTGCAGCTGATGTTATCGGTTGTAAAGGAGTAGCCCAAGGTAAATCGTCGTCTTTGATATCTTGTTCGTTATCGTGATTACCATAAACACGAATTTGTACTCTGCCGGCTTTCCAAGGATCTTTGATATTTCTAACTTCGGCGATAAAAACATTATTATTATTAATCATTGACTATAGCCTCCCTTGATCGCTTCAATAACCATCGTATATCTTGGTCTAGTTCCTGCTGGTTTAATTCTATGTCTTAATTTTGTAATCAAAACTTTATCATTCATTTGTGTTTCGCCGGAGTCATGATCCGCGTCGGCTTTCTTGGGTATATTCATTGTGACAATATTACCAACGGCAATATTTGGGTTGCCATTGATCTCAAACTTAGCGGAATTTTGGGCTATTTCTTTAAGGTAATCGGCTCTTTTAACTTTCGCTTTATCAATATCAGTTCTTGTTTTATCATTAAATTGATCGTTATGATAATGTCTCAATGGAAGATTTTTCGCTGAGTTCGCGTCAGATTGATAAGAAGCTGTTGCTGAAGAAGCCGCTGTTGGAAGAACTATATTAGTAGAAGGATTCTGTTCAACTTTAGATTTTCCTGTGCCTACATCATAAACACTTTTAGAAGAACCAGCGTTATAAGTTACTGGCGTATAAAAAGAATCAGGAACATGTAACCAAAGCATATTATTCATACCGTCTGATTCTGTTGTTGTTCTTCCGCCGATAGTGTTGTCTTGTTTCAAATCAAATACGGAACCTTGGGACATCAAGTGTTCAAAGGTGCAAAACGTTCTATTTTCTTGACTACCATTTCTTCCGGCGAATAAAGTATAAAGGGAAGATTGATTTTGTTGAGATACGTGTCTGCCATGTATATTTTTTAAGAAATCGTAAACTTTTTCATGATTTGCTATTAATCTCTGATTACCCTTACAAGGATCCGGAACATTTATTTGAGCATCAGTAATTGTTTTTAAAGCGTCTTGAACCGTTTGATGTGTTGGTTGATTGAAGCTTTTGGCCAAATGATTGGATTGATTCTTCAAAGCGTCTTTTGAAATCATTCTCAGTTTATAAGTTTTGTGTTTCATCGAGCCTGATTTTTCAAACGTCTTATCGTCTAAATTTTTGTTTGCAAGAAGAGCAAATTTAAAAGTACAAGAACCTGCACCCGGAACACTGAAACTCAAATTAACTTCTTGACTACCGTCAAGCTTATTTGTTCCTAAAGCATCATTATAATCCAATACTTCAACTTCGGCGATAAACACCGGATTAAGAATATCTTCGTAAATATCCAACGTATTAAAAGTGGCCTGAGAAGGATCTGTCAAATCCAATCCGCCAATAGTAAAAGTGTCGATCGATATATCACCAGGTACAGCTGTCATTATTTCAATAGAGCCTTTAATCCATTTGCCACGTTTGCCGAATAAGCCGAGTCAAGAACTTTGATAGTATTATTATATTCATTTTTTGCGTTTTCGTAATCATAACAATAAACTGGAGACCAATAAGTTACTTCTTCAGGTAATAAATTATCAACTATCAAACTAGAATTAGAAAATATTGTATTTACCGAGCTTTCTTGTCCGTAAATATATCCTCCTAAATTTGTATTAGAAACTGTTGAACCGGAAACATGTTGTAAATACAAAGTGTTGTTTATTATAGATAAAACTTGTCCGCTACCCGAAGAACTATCGGAAAAAACAACGTTACAAACTTCGTCTTTAATAAAACTTGTGTTCGACACATAATAAGATCTAATACCGTTCGTATTAATAGTTATACTATTCTTTGTTCTTTCGTAGGCAATTACAGCGTTGTTAAATCCATATATAGGTTGCCAATATTTAAGAACTGTTGCTGGTAAAGAATTATATTGACTCACTGAAATGTTTTGAGAATTGTACCAATTGTTTTCATAATTTTTGATTTTTTGTTGGGCTAATTGATAGCCTTGTATTGGGCAATCAACATTAACGCTTTTATATTTTACGTTTAAAAATTCATTAAATGTTTCTTGAGGCATATACCATTCATAATAAGGGTCAGTAATTTGATTGCTTAGATAAAGAATCCAACTTTTATAAGAATCGTTGTAATAACGATTACAAAATTGGTCTGCTCTTTCATCATCAGCAATATTGTACGGATAAAACAAATATGGATTTTTCAAAGCGTTGTTAAGAAAAACTACGCGTTCTGTTATATCAAGAGCTTGAGTTCCTTGATATGTTATCGTCGGGAAATTAGTGAAATATCTTGACTGCGCCATTTATTTTCCAAAAAATTAAAGGATTGAAGAATTCGTAATATCACCTTGGTACCAAAGTTCAATTTCTTTTAATTGCATAGTCAAACTCACAAGAGCAGGCGATTGATCTTTGAAAAACGCTGGCGTTTCTCCAGCTGACCAATCGACCGATAAAGAATCTATGGCGCAAGGTTTAAAATTATAAGTGTAAGCACCGACACTTAAATAAGGTATGACTATCATAGGATATCCCAAACCTGTTCCTCCTCCTATAGAAGTTGGGAGCATTGCGTTTTTCAAAGTATTGACTATATTTTGAAGGCTATTTTGATCTGCAGAATTATTTGGTGCTAAAATCCATTGCAAATTATGTTGCTTAAAATTTTGAGTTTTGAAGAGCATAACTAAAAAAGGATTAACTTGAATTCCGCTAGAAACAGAAAGCGCGTCATCTGACGCGGATATAGCTCCGCCAAGTATTTTAGTTAATTTAGGAGCAATAGATGCGCCCAATTTTTGCAAAACACCGAGACCTTGAGCGGTTAAACTTACTTGATCCCATTCTACTGTTTGCGTTTCGTTAATTTTTAACGGTATTGGTAAAGTTAAAGATCCCTCTGGTATTAAACTTGCTGGAGCAGAAACTCCAAAACGGTTATAATTTGCTAATTGTAGAGTGATATAAAAATTTCTATTATTATTTACCAAATCTGTTGGAAAACATAAATTACCAATACTTGCGCTTTGTGGCGGTGTTGGGTATCTAGGAGAGAAACCGTTTTGACCGTTATAAAAATTAGCTCCATTAGCAGTTAATGTGGCCATTAGTAAACCTTTATCGTTTAATAAATATTATTTATTGTATTTATTATGGAATTAAGATGGCAACTTATAAAGGGAAATTCAAGCCTAAGAATCCACAAAAATATCGTGGCGATCCCACTAATATTATTTATAGGAGTTCTTGGGAATTGAAGATGATGAATTATCTAGACGATCATAAAGAAATTATTTCTTGGGGTTCTGAAGAAATAATAATCCCTTACAGATCGCCAATTGACGGTAAAATACATCGTTATTTCGTAGATTTCATTGTTACCAAAATAAATAACAAAGGTCTTAAAGAAACAGCTTTGATAGAAGTAAAACCCAAAAGTCAAACTCAACCGCCAAAAAAGCAACAAAAAATGACAAAAAGATATCTTAACGAAGTAACGACTTGGGGCGTTAACGAGGCTAAATGGAAGGCTGCTCTAGAGTATTGTAAAGATAGAGGATGGTCTTTTCACGTGTTCACAGAAACAGAACTTGGGATTAAATATTAATGGCGGATTTTTACGCATTACTTAGACAAGCTGGTACGAGTATTTTATCTCAAGCCAAACAGGCCGCTCAATGGTTTGGTCAACAAGTAAAAGATATAACAAAGAATCCTAATAATCTTTTCAAAAAAAACAGTTTCCCTAAAATCGGTAATATGTATCTATTCGTTTATGATCCAAAACTCAAAGCGACTTTACCTTTCTACGACGCATATCCTTTAGTTATTCCTATTGAATATTACAGTGATGGATTTCTTGGTCTAAACTTACATTATCTACCGCCAATGGGTAGAGCGGCTTTGCTTGATGCTCTAACAGCTTTGGCTAACAATGATAAATATGACGAAACTACAAAACTGAATATTTCTTATAAAATGTTAAAATCTTATTCTATACGTTTTTCTGGATATCAAAATTGTGTGAAACGTTATTTGTACGGTCATGTAAGAAGTTCGTTTCATTATGTGAATCCGACCGATTGGAATAAAGTTGTAATGATGCCGTTACAAAAATGGGTTGTGAACAGTGATAAAAGATACGCCGATTCACCGCCTTATTAGGAATCAAAATGCCATTTAATATCAGCACATTCAAAACTGAAATAGCTAATTATGGTTATTTACAAACCAACAAGTATCAGATATACGTAACACCTCCGCCAATACTTAGAGGTTCTAGCTTATCTGTTCCAAGCGTTGGGTCAAGTTCATCTAATCCTTTACCAAATCCAGTATCAACTCAAGATATATCACAAAGATTAATGTTTCGCGCGGACGCTATTAATGTTCCTTCGGTGACTTTAGCAGTTCAGGACGTTAATAGATACGGTGTTGGTATAGCACAAAAACAACCATTTAATGCTTCTTTCAATACTCTTAACGCCACATTTATATCCGATGGTTATGGAGAAATTTGGCAGTTTTGGTATCAATGGATGCAATCGGTATTTCAATTTTCCGGAAACGATAGTTCAACAGGACAAGGTAACCAGGCTAGTTTTTATAACAATTCAGGCAATTATTCTTTACGTTATAAAGACGATTATAGCACAACTATTTCTCTAATCATATACGATAATTACGGTAACGCCGTACAAATAATAGATTACACTCAAGCATACCCATACGCAGTAAACGACGTTCAATTGAACTGGAACGATTCGAACCAACTATTGAAAATAAACGTCGCCATTGCTTTCACAGATTTCATGATTCAAAATTCATCAGTTGGCGCAGGCGCGTCGCTTTTTAAATAATTAATGGAGTACATTATGTCTTTACCTAAAATTTCTTATCCAACATATAATATCAATATACCTTCTTTGAAAAAAGCCTTTAAATTCAGACCATTTTTGGTTAAAGAAGAAAAGCTTTTGTTAATGGCCAAAGAATCAGAAACAGCTTCTGATATCTTGACTGCGATTAAACAAGTTGTTAACAACTGCTGTTCCGATAGAGGGTTTGACGTTAATAAATTGGCTATCTTTGATCTTGAATATTTGTTCTTAAAGTTAAGAGCTTTTTCAGTAGATAACGTTTGTAAAGTTTCTTACAAAGATGCTGAAGATGAAAAAACTTACGATTTTGAGATAGATCTAAACAATGTCGAAGTTGAGTTCCCGGAAAAAATTGATAATAATATTAAGATAACAAACAAGACTGGTATTGTTATGAAATATCCATCTTCAACTCTTTATGATGATAAAGATTTTCTTAATTTGAAAAAAGATTATCTATTCGAATTGATTATCAGATGTATTGATAAAATTTACGACGGTGATAATGTTTACGAAGCCAAAGAATACAAACCCAAAGAAATCGGTGAATTTCTAGAAAATTTGGATAGCAAAACCTTTAGTTCTATTCAAGAGTTCCTAACAAACACACCTAAAATTAAACATGTGATTGAGTATAAAAATTCTTTGGGTCATGATAGAAAAATTGAGTTGAGTTCTCTTGACGATTTTTTTACGTTGCGTTGAGCCATAATACTCTGGAAAACTATTACAAAACAGTTTTCTCTTTGGTTCA